TGCAATTAGATATAGATCGCACCAGAAGAATGGCACCACGTTTTGAAGCATTAAAACCAAAACCCAAGCGTAAACTAAGCGCCTGGAACAAATACGTTAAAGCTAACAGCAAGAAACCGCGTTTCCGATATCGTAACGGCAAGTTGAACCTAAAGAAAATGAGTGTTGCGTTTCGTAAAACTCCAGCTGGTAAAAAGAAGAGGCGCTAATGCCCTACGAAGCAGTACCGATAGACGTAGAGATAGAGAAGCTGACACCTGCGCAACGTGACGCTTTATCCAGACATAAGATACACGAAAATATAAACACGTTTTTGGGAAATGAAAATACACCGTTATTAATTGGAGCGGGGGCCCTGGTTGCCTTTTTGCCATTGTTGATAAATTTGTTTTTACAAGCCCAAGAGGAAACATTGAATATTACTTTAACTGAAAAACAGAAAACACAACTGGTTAACTATGCAAATATTTCGTTAGGTCCGATAGGAATTGCACAAGTTTTAGGACGTAAAGTTGGAAAGGGTGTGTTTGAATTTGGTCAGGAGCAATTAGAGAAATTATGAACGTAGGCGCGATGATTGCATTTTTGAAATTGGCCCAAGATTCGGGCGTGTTGGTAACTGGCAAGAAGGCCACGTTTTTCGATATTCCACATGAGACAAAACAAATAGAAGATATCAGACCCGTTGGTGATGTACCCACGTGTGGACCTAATGAGAATTTAACCTGGATACCTGGTTCACAAAAATATGTCTGTTTGCCCTCCCTGAAATAAAATGGTTATTTCAGCCTTAGAACTATTGGGGTACTTTATCGCCTGGTCATTATTCTATTTTGGAATAAGTCATTATATCGCCAAACTTTCTAAAGATAAATGGGTTGAGTGGGCTAAGTCATCCGATAGTGATGAGGATCTCTTATTGATACTTGAACCCATCATTGACGAGATTGAAGGCCGCACTCATGAGATGCTTGAAACTTTTCAATCTTCTTTTTTTGGTTCCCTGGGTGCAGCATCTAAAAAAATGGATGATGCCACGGGCCAAAGTACAATCAAAGCAATAACAAAAGATAACCCTATCATGGGGCTGGTTGCAGAGATGTTAATGAAAAGAAGCGGCCTAGAAGGGCTCCTAAAGACCCAGAACAGCCCCGAAGTAGGGGTAAAACAGCCAAAACAGAGTACTAAGCTAGGCCTAAAGTAAAGAATAAGGTATAATATAATATAATAATAGTTTAGTATATACTAATAATAATAGGTACGTCGGCCTCTAGTTTCAATTATGTATATACTTTTTGTGTTTGGGGGTCCCGCACTTCTTTTATTTTCTGTATAGACGGTATATACATATAGGGGCTCTTTCCTTTAAGCCTGGAGAGATAAGATGAAACATCCAAAGTACGGAGAAGAGTGTATTAGATGCCGCAAACCTTGTGACTCGTGGCATATGTGTCCGAAGTGTTACTTCGACCTAATGGACAACGGGACTAAAAAACAAGCCCGTAGATGGGAAGGCGTCCTAATGTGGCGAGAAGGGTTGCTAAAATGATTAATCAGAATAAAAGAACCTGGTGCAGGTGCACTCTTCAATACAGCCATTGTGCAAAATGCTGCGAACAATGTGGGTCTAAGTAATGGGCGGGATTAGTTCGGGTCGACATCCGCATTATGGCGGAAAACTAAAGCAGGTGGCAATCAAATTCCCCACCAATGCGGAATGGTATTACTTGGCTAAAAGAATATGCCGCTACAAGGAGATCTCTTTTAGCGAATGGATTAGAATAATGGTTAGGGATGAAGCTCATAAGTTCAGATATACCAAGATGTGGCCCTGTAAATGTACCAATGCAAAGGGGAAAAGACTGTATAATTTCAGAAGGCAGGTCTATTGCAACCATTGTGGCGAGTATCTAAGCAAGCATCACGAACATTTATATAACAAACGCTAATCCCAAAGCACATGGTTAGACGTCGAAGAGCGAGACCTCGAAAGAGATCGCGCAGTTTTGGAATAAACGTAATTGAAACAGGAGCTGCTCTCGCGCTTCTCGAACAAACAAATGCAGGCTCTGCCATGAAGTCTTTCCTGGCTGGAGATCTTAACACAGGTTTAACGACTTTATCGAAGTCAGCCAAATCCAATAAGCAAGCTATAACCAAGACCCTCGTCGGTGCGTTCTTGGCAAAAGCTGCAGTACGTTCCTTTTCCCGTGGTAGTCCAGTATTGGCTTCCCTGGGACCAATCAAAGTGAGGGCATAAACAATGGCAATCGTAGTATTGAGAACGAGCGCGGGCTTGAGCGCCACGACATCGTTTCAAAGCATGACTAACCAGTTCGCAAGTTCTGGCCTAAGCCTGGTAGTTCCATCGAACGTTAGCCAGATCTCTTCTATCTCAATGGGAATGAGCACCGACGCAGTTGAGTCAGATACCTGCAGTGGTTTCAAACTGACCGGTACGGCGCTTCAAGAGGGCGACGCTGTTTTCATGGGACCATCCATCACAGGCCCCGCAAGTGGCGGTACTGGAGTTACCCAAGGTAATGTACAAACCAAGACAGCCCTGGGAGTGACAAGCGGAAATACTTTGGATATCCAAGTTGCTGTAACAACCGACGCCGTTATTGACGCAGTCTGCGAAATCCAATTCGAGTAAACAATGCCCGAGGGCATTCCCTATTCTGGTAGCAATGTAGTAGCGGGTACAGGTCTTGAATTAAATTATGTAGGCGCTTATGTTTTTGCTTACAGTGGAACTTTTCCAAGTGCGAACGCTTCTGCGATAATGTTAAACTTTACTACAGGTTCTAAAAGTATTATTGGAGAACTTCAATGCAATGGATCTGTGCGTATAGTTGATAGCGACACGGGAGATACTACCGCTTTCCAAATTTCTTTTAATGGTGTTGTAGTAGCATTATTAAAAACTGAGACTGGACAAGAAGATAGCCCACCCTCTGCAACACAGACTTTTATTTTACCACCTTATACAAACGTTGAAGTTTTACGTGATGGTGTCGCCGATAATCTTACTACTTTAAACACTGTGGGGTTCACAGGGAAAGTTATTGAATGACACTTTCGACGGGGCCGAGCCTTAACTTCTATGGTGACCATATGTTCGCCTGGAGCGGTCTGGAAGCATTAACAGCAGGCGGCACTACCTTACTCGATTTTATTTCTCCAAATAGATTCTACAGTGTTGTCACCAACGTCTCGTTCGATTATTCGGGATGCTCTGCAGGTGATGTTCTCTCCTGGACTCTTCAAGGTAATGAGGAAGCGCTGCACGTCAGCAAGTTTCTAATCATAGATGCAGGGATCGGGCCCCAATTCCCTAATCTATACTATACTATACCGCCCAATACAGGGATGAAAGTCCTGGCAACGGGCCCCACAGGGCTGATGACAGTTGTCCTGGAAGGGAAAGAGGTGGAATAATGCCCAAGTACAATTATTGTCCTGGTTGCGGTATGCAATTAGATATAGATCGCACCAGAAGAATGGCACCACGTTTTGAAGCATTAAAACCAAAACCCAAGCGTAAACTAAGCGCCTGGAACAAATACGTTAAAGCTAACAGCAAGAAACCGCGTTTCCGATATCGTAACGGCAAGT